AGGGGTTGTAATCTAGAGTTACAATCCTTATATATAATAGGTGATGCCATTAAGGGTCACTAATATAATCTTGCTTTAAAAGGAGATAAACATGGTAAGCAAAACATATAATACACTTAGTCTATTCGACAATTTAAATCAACTAACACCATACAGCGTAGGTTTTGATAGACAGTTCAATCGTCTAAACGATTATGTCAAACATCAACAACAATCTACAGGCTTTCCACCTTACAATATTCAAAAGGTAGAAGACTTCAAATATACTATTGAATTGGCTCTTGCTGGATTCAGTAAAGAGGATATTGAATTAGAAGTTGCAGCTGGTGTACTTACAGTTCGTTCTGTAAAAGAAAGTTCTGAAGTAGATGACGAGTGGACACTACATAGAGGAATCTCTTATAGAAAGTTCAATCGTAAGTTTACTCTTGCTGATGATATTATTGTGAATGATGCTAAGTTAGAAAATGGTCTTTTGACAATTACTCTTGAACAGATTGTTCCAGAAGAAAAGAAACCAAGACTTATTGAAATAAAATAAAATAAAAGTGAAAGTGGGGTTGACAAAGCTCCACTTTCATGTCATAATAACTATATTAATTAAATTGTAAGGAGATTTATATTATGGGAATAAAAATATTTGACCTACCACCTAATGGTCTAAAAGATGGTGCAGTTGCAAACTTTAATTTAGAACAATCTATTTCAACACCAAATGAAGTTCTTTCCAGAAATGTTGAAGAATATGGATCAGAAACTAAAGTTGTTAAAGAAGGTGATACAGTTAAAGTTTATAACAAAGATGAATTAGGCGTTGTTGTTCGTGGAGAAGTTGTTACTGAACAAACTTCACCAGAAGACCCTCCAGTTAGAAAGTATGTGCAATATGATGCAGAAGATAGAATTGTATCTTCAGACCCAGAGGGTTCAGATGAATTTGCGGCTAATGTAGGTGCATCAGCACAAATAAAAGCATCAATGAAAACAATGTTAGCATTACATATGTTAAGAGTAGAACTTCCTATGGAAGTTATTGACGAAATTAATTCTCATATTGATGAAGATATTATTCCAAATAGTGAAGATGCAAGTGTCGGTTTAGTTGGACAAATTAATCAAAATGAAAAATCTGCACAACTTGTATTTGGTTTAACAGATGAAGTTGGAAAATTAGTTAAAAATCAGTTAGATAAAGCTGGTAAATCTTATGTTAAAAAAGGTTTCAATAGAGATGTAACTGCTGATGCATTTAATGCTTGGGTAGTAAATAGTTATTCTGGTGATTATAATCCATTACACAGTCATGGTGTTAAAACACAGGCTGGATTGTCTTGTATTCTATATCTTAAAGTTCCAGAACAAATTGAAAATATTCCAGACCCATCTGAAGAATCTATTTCTTTAAATAAGTCGAGTGGAGCTGTTGATGGATTTACATACTTTACTTGGGGTGATGGAGATAATCAAGATGTAAATAGGTTCAGGCCTGTTACAGAAGAATATGTAAAACCAGAAGTTGGAACTATGTTGATATTTCCAAATTGGTTAAGACACGCCGTTATGCCTTTCTATGGTGACGGAGAACGTAGGACTTTTTCTGCTAATATGAATATATTTGAAGATTCAATATTTGAAAATATGTCAGAAGAAGATAAGAATAGACACATTGAAATTATGAGGTAAAAGTGAAATACAAATATAATGAAGATACTGCTTTGGAAGAACTGAAGCAGTACATTGACTCCACTTATGAAGGACACTATAGTAAGGATAAATTCCAAGCTACAGAGTTCATCATAGATGGTGGTCATGGTGAAGGGTTTTGTATCGGTAACATACTAAAGTATGCACAACGATATGGAAAAAAGAATGGTAAGGATAGAAAAGACTTGCTAAAAGTGATACATTATGGTATAATAGCATTATACATTAACCAATTGGAGAAACAAGATAATGAAACTAAGTAACTACACAACTTCTGTATTGAAGAACTTTGCAACAATTAATCAAAATCTAGTGATTAAAGAAGGCAACACAATTGCAACTATGTCTGCAATGAAGAATATCGTTGCAAAGGCTGAAGTCGAAGAAACATTTCCACAAGAAATTGCAATCTATGACTTGAATGAATTTCTTGGAGCATTGTCTTTATTCACAAGTCCAGTTTTAGATTTCTCTGACAGTTTCGTAATGATTAGTGAAGAAACTAAACCTACAACTAAAATGAAGTATTTCTATTCTGATCCATCAGTTGTTACAAGTCCAAGTAAAATGATTACTATGCCTTCTGAAGAAGTTAAGTTTACTATGAGTAGTGAAGACTTATCTAAATTAAAACGTGCTGCTGGTGCGATTGGAGCTCCAGATATGGTTCTTGAAAGAAAAGGTGATATTTCTTCTCTTACTGTAAAAGACAAAAAGAATGACACAGCAAATAACTATTCTCTTGATGTTGCAACAAACGGAGATGGACAGTTTAATTTCTTTTTCAAAGTAGAAAATATGAAACTACTTGATGGAACTTATGATGTAGAAATCTCATCTAAAAATATCAGTCACTATAAGAATAAAAGTTCTGATATAGAGTATTGGATTGCACTTGAGCCTGAATCAACTTACACAGTTTAAGTTGAAAGGATTATATTATGGAAACTTTTTTGTGGGTCGAGAAATATCGACCAACTAAGATTAATGATTGTGTTTTGCCAGACGAACTGAAAAAGACTTTCGGTTTGTTTGTGCAAGATAAACATATACCAAATCTAATATTGTCTGGAGGGCCAGGTGTGGGTAAGACCACAGTTGCAAAGGCAATGTTAGATGAAATTGGTGCAACTTATATGATGATAAATGGTTCTGAAGAATCTGGTATAGATGTACTTAGAACTAAAATCAAAAACTTTGCATCAACTGTTTCACTTGAGGGTGGTAGAAAATACCTAATCATAGATGAGGCAGACTATCTTAATGCACAATCAACACAACCAGCACTTCGTGGGTTCATGGAAGAATTTCACAAGAACTGTGGATTTATTCTTACTTGTAATTACAAGAACAGATTGATCCCACCATTACATTCCAGATGTAGTGTTGTTGATTTCATTATACCAAATGAACAGAAACCAAAACTTGCATCTAAATTTTTTACAAGGGTTGGAGATATTCTAAATAGTGAGAACGTAAAGTTTGAACCTAAGGCTGTTGCAGAACTTATGAACAAGTTCTTTCCAGATTGGAGAAGGGTTCTCAATGAACTACAAAGATACTCTGCATCTGGTATTATAGATGCTGGTGTTCTTGTGAATATATCGGAGTCAAATATCAATGAACTTATGCAATCAATTAAAGACAAAGAGTTTACCAATGTTAGAAAATGGATTGTGCAGAACCTTGATAATGATGCAGTTCGTATTTTTCGCCGTATTTACGATTCCCTTTATGATAATCTGGATGGTTCTACTATCCCCCATGTTGTTGTTATACTTGCTGACTATCAATATAAAGCCGCCTTTGTATCAGACCAAGAAGTAAACTTACTTGCTTGTTTGACAGAAATTATGGGGCAGGCAAAGTTCAAATGAGTTATGAACTAAAAGATTATCTAAATGCAATAAACCACGAAAAGAAAAACCTAATGGACACAGATGATGAAATGTGGGAAAAGAAGTATCCTGCTTTCATTGTCAATAAATGTATTGCACCATTTCCAGATACCATCTTTCTTGTTAATGAAATGAATCTTAACAATCATATTGACAAGAAACTACAGTTTGATTTTTTACTAAATAGTATACGAACAAGGAAAAGATACACTCCTTGGCTGAAGGCGAGTAAACAAAAAGACATAGAGTATGTTAAAGAGTATTATGGTTATAATAATGAAAAAGCAAAGTCTGCTCTTAAAATACTTAGTGATGAACAGATAAAGACTATTAAAAATAGTTTGAACAAAGGTGGTAGAAATGGAAAGCATTAACTGGAAACCAGAGCAGATGCTAGAAGTCGAACTGAAAGAACCAGACGATTTTCTAAAGATACGAGAGACATTATCTCGTATAGGTGTTGCTTCAAGAAAAGAACGAAAACTATATCAATCATGTCATATATTGCATAAACAAGGTAAGTACTTTA